ATGGCGACTTTCCGCGCCCGAATATCCCGATCCGGTCGGCGAATACGAAGGCGAAACCTGCAACCGAATGCCGGAACACGATGAGGATCAGCCGCGCAGGTATCGGCTTAAACCTTGCAATGGCGCGATGGTTGATGATGGCATTTACGTTCATTGCGATACATGTGGAGCGGTTGCATGATCCGCCGACTTATCCTTGACACGGCTATCTTCGTGGCGTTCATAGGCGCGTTGCTGGCCTGCTACATCGCTCTGTAAACAAAAACCCCGCCATATAGGCGGGGCTTTCCGTATCATCTGCGCGACGGTTAGGTCAGGGTGCCACGACGCAGAGTGCCGGGCCGCTGGCAGTAGTAGAGCGGATAGGCATGGACGTGATACTTCGCAAAGCGCGGAGTATTCATAAAAGCAGCGTCAAGCTCTTGAACCGCATAGATCGGCTGGCCAAGGGTGTTGACGTAGGGCATGAACTCATCGGCAGGCGCCATGGCCTTTACGAAGATGCCGTCACCTCCTACGACGAAAAACTTTGCAACGGCAGCGCCGATTGCAACCGTCGAGTTGTCATCCGAACCGCGATAGTTGTGGAACAAGATCCCGCCAAAGTCGAATTGCGAGAAAGCATCAACGCCGCGAAGCTCAGCGGCGGCTTGCCAGCCAAGCCACATTTCCTTGACGTTCGGGTGCGAGATAAGAGCGTCAAAGAAGTCGTCGCCAACCAGAGCGTGAACGCGCGACCGGCCCATAACCCACGCCCCTTTGGCCGAACGCTGGATAGAGCGAACGATATCACGACAGATGCCCGCAACGTCAGTGTCAGTCTGGTCAAGCTCAAACGAAGTCGCAGTATCTTGGGCTTCCCCAAATTCGGTGTAGTAGCTGTAATACGAGCTACCATCGCGCGGGTCAAGCGCAACACCCTGAATAGCCGCAAGGCGCAGGTATTCCTCGGTGTATTCAATCTTCTGGCGCATACGTTCAAGCCGAGTGGCAACTTCACGCTGAACCGACATAAGCTCAGTTTCCGAACCAAACGCGCGCAGGTTGGCGATTTCATGCGCCCAAACAGTATCCTGAACGGCAAGGCGCGGAATGTTCAGCGCCAGCATATCGCGGTTTGCGCGCGAGTTCTGGTCAGCCGGTGCGCCACGTTCAGAGAAACCGATAAGGTTCAGCGTGTCGGTCTGACGGTCAACCCAAACCGTTTTAGTCCGCACAGGCTTAGGTTCAAAGATATTCATCGAACCAAGCATTTGCGGATTGAAGTCCATCTTCGAAACTGCCGAGGACAGCTCGAACATGCTAAAGGCATCAGCCTTGAAAACGTCCATCGTAGCCATTGCTACTTATCCTTTCTTACACAGTGCGCACGATGATGCCAAGAGCGGCAAGCGTGACGCGATTGGCCAGGTTTGCAGCGGCATCGCCAGCGGGGTCATACACGACTTTAGACCCTTTGATTTCAGCGTCACGCGCGATGATCACACCGTCAAAGTCAGCGGGCGACGCGGTGTCATTGGTGACCGACGCGTAAAGCAGGCCGCGAACGGTGCGAGTGCCGTTATCGGTGCCGTCCGCATCATGCGGAACCCATTTGCCGCTTGCCGTGATCTGCGCCATAGTGCGGCCAGCCGGAATGGTCGTGTTAGCAGCGACGGTCACGATGGCCGCATCGCGCGAACGGGTGCCGTTAGCCTCGGATTGCATAAACTCGGCGTTACGCGCGCCTTCTACCAGAGTAGCCATTATTTCTTACCTTCCTTCTTGGTTTTCACAAAACCCCAAGCGTCTTTGCTCTCTAGACCCTTCGCAATAGCATCGCGGATGGGGTCAGTTTTCACAGTCGATTTGGCAACCGCGAAAGCCGCCTTGACTTCAATATCAGTCTTGAAGTCGGCAATAGCTTCGTCGCCATAAACCGCCTTGATCACTTCGCGGCGAATGGTCATCGCGTCTTTGCCGGTAGCGTCATAGCCATCAACAAGCGCCTTGGCCTTGTCGATAACGCCGGACAGTTCCGCAACACCATCGCGCACAAGTGCGGCGATTTCATCGTCGGTCTTGATTTGTTTCGTGGCATCAGCGCACTCTACTTTCAGGGCCGCAATCTCAGCGTCCTTTTCGGCCAGCGCGTCGGCATGATCCTTGATGATCTTCAGCAGCGTATCGGCATCCGAGGCCGCGACTTGCACGGCCTTGTCACCAACCGCAACCGCTTTGAGTTCCGCCATTTCGGCTTCCTTTCCGGTTTGGTTAATCGGGGCCGCGCCCCAAGTTGCAGCGTCGCCAATGCGCGCTTCTGATCCGGCCCTTGCATCACTGACAATGGCCAAATGGTTATACTGCGGCGGCCCCATAATGAAGTCATAGCCGCTATTAGCGGGCGCTTCCGTCATGGTAGCGACATAGCCCGCGCTAAGTTCAACGTTGCCCGCGTCAAGGTAATTAAGCCCCTTGCGGTCAGTCACCATGACCTCTAGCGCCACCCATTCGCCATCGCGGGCGAATTTATTAGTGACGTGTCCAACCGCCAATTCCGCGTAATTATCCGGCGTCACATCAACGCTAGGGTGCCCCACGGTGACAGGCTTTTGCGCCATGCTGGAAAGGCTAGATGCATCAAACACACTTTCGGGCGGGCGATACACCTTCACGATGTGATTGCCGACAAGGCCAAGCTCGGACGCTAGATAATCTTGAACCCCAGTCCGCAATGCCCGCGAATGAGCGACAAGATAACCCTCAGGGGTTTTCTTGACTTGCCCAATTCGTGCGCGGTCAGTGAATTTAATCATGTTGACATTGTGCCTCTTTTGTGTTTGTCTGGCAAATCAGGCGACATGCGTCACCACTAGTTCCCACCGAACCACCTGCAAACTGTCAGCGGCGTTTGCCAGTTGCACCGTGATCGTGCAGGTCACATCGGCGGCGGTGTCCACGGTCGCGGAACTTGCGCCCGCGCCGCCAGTCTCGGACGGCGAGAAAATCGCGTCGGCAGGCAGGAACGCCTGCACCGCTTCCGAATTGACGTTGAACACCGTCACCGTTCGATCCGTGGCGCTTGACCCGGTGAAGCCGCCCGCGCTTTCCATGGGGCGGGCTGCGCCGAAGTTGACGCGCACCGTCTTGTTGTTCGCGTTGTTGGTCTGTGCGGTCAACATGCGAATCTCGGCCTTGCCGAACCGGCCCATGTATCCGGCGGGGACAGTGAATGTCGCCGCCGTTTGAGGGGACGCCACAGCGTCTGCCCCCGTTACCGCCGTTGAAGTGCCAGCCGCCACCACAGTCGGAACCCCCGGACGGGTGCGCGGATCGACGACAGCGGCGCGGAAAGACGAATCCATGACACGCCAATTCGTGCCATCGCTCACCAGATAGGCCCAAGCCCCGAGAACGGCGGGCAAGATGCCAGTCCCCGCGCTGCCCCCGAGAGGCCCCAGCACGTTGCTGGACGCGCTGTTGACCGCATTTGCCGTTTGGGTGGAGATGTAAAGCTCGCGCCCAGTGAAAGATGCGGCGCTTGGCAGGGTCAGAGTGACAGTGCCAGCCCGGTTGCAGGTCACAATGTCGTGCCAGCCTTGGACAGTTGCCGTTGCCGTGGTGACAGTCAGGAAGCTATCCGGCCCAAGCCCTTTGATGATCCGCCAGCCGCCCCATTGAGGGGTGCCCGTGATCCCGCCGGTATATCCGCGCATCCACGCCCGCGCCGCGCCGCCGCCGCTTTCAAGGAAGAATTGGCTTGCGGAATCGTCTTCGCGGTTGATCGTGAAGCCCTGCGAGAAACGGGCCGGAATGTCAGCCGGTGACACATCGAAGTCGCCCCAAGCGACAAACTCAAGGCTTGACCGTTCAGCATTGTAGCCGGTCGGGGCAAGACGCAAGCCGTTCACAGAGTCCGAAGCGCCCAAGACGCGCGGCTTGATGCCCAGCGGGAAAAACGCCGTGCCATCGTTGCCGTCTGCCGAAAACACCTCCGCCAGAGTGGCGACTTGCCCAGCCGTGCCATTCTGGACCTTGAAAGACAGTTTGCCCACAAAGTTGACATCGGCGCTCTGGGCTTTCGTGGCTTCAATCGACGCGCCCCAAGCGCCACCCGGACGGCTTGCGATCAGAAAGCCCGCAGTCGTTCCGCCGGTCGTGTATTCGTTGTTGGCGCCGGGGATGCCCAAGAGGATGCCGGAACCCGTCCCCACCAGAACGTCATCGCGCGACATTTCGGTGAGCCGCGTCTTGATCATGTAGCGGACGCCGTCTCGGGAATCCCAGACCCCCGGCGATACTTCCTCTCGCTCGTCGCCAACGTCTGCCGTAATGGTCAGCGCGCCGTGAATGTGGCCGTTGATCCTCTCGACGTGTTGCTGACCCTCAAACACAGGACCGTGCAGATTGACCGGATAGGCGTAGGTCAGATTGACCTCGCTACCCGCAATCCAGTCGCCCGTGACGCTATCCCGACGACGCAGGCGCACCGCCGTGCTGCCATGGGTGTAATCGACAACCCCATAGTGGCGCGGCCAACTTCCAATCGTGGAAAACCCGACTTGGAAACCGATGTGCTGCGTCCCGAACTGCGTGACCACCTGAGTAGAAGCCGCGTAACTTGTGCCCACATGACCATAAAACACAGCGCAGACATTCGGGCAGGCTTCGATCGCAGTGCCAATACGCTGAGAATAGAACTGGTATGCCGTGCTGATCGTGAGAGGATCAGAAGGCCAGCCGCTCGTGTTGTAAGCCGCAACGCTTGACCCATAGGCCCCATAAATCGGCTGGTGCAGGTGAATTTCGATGTTGCAGTCAGTGGAATCTCGCAGCAGCGATTCGAACCATTCAAGCGCCGCCTGCGATTGTTCCCCAGACGAGCCGCCCGCCATGTCGCCAAGGTAGATTTCGAGCATGTTGCCGAAGCGGCGCGCGTAGAACTCCACACCGAAGGTGCGGCGGTAATCGACCGTTGTGTAATTGGTCGGATGCGAAGATTCACCCAATGCCATGTCGTGATTGCCCGGCAGGGTGACAAGCTGGGGAAGGTTCCGGCTGTAATAGTCGGTGATGAAGTTGGGATAGCTGTAGAGCGGCGCCGAACCGTCATTCGCAACGGGGCGGTCAACAATATCCCCCAGAACGCGGACGTTCCGAACAGGCCGTTCGTATGCCCGGCAGAAAGCGGCGATATCGCTCAGATGGGTGCGAACTTCTGTCACCTGCCCTTCCGTGACCGGTTGCAGGTCGGCGGTAATGATCACCGACTGCCGCAAAGCCGTGGAGACAAGGCGCACCCCGCCAGCGGTGGACAGGTCAAAGTCGGTTGCGCCAGACGCCACTACGCGGAACGACTGCCCCGTCCTGCGCTCTCGCACGTATTGTCCAACCGTCACGCTGGACGGCGTCCCGCTGGTGTAGGTCAGCAGCGTGTCGGCGCGCAGGGCGGCCTCGGTGTCAAACCACGGGCCATCGTAAAGGGCGGCTTGGGCGGCGGATTCCTGTGCATCTGCCGCCGCGTCAATAGCCGCGTTATATTCATCTTCCGTGATCGTGCTATACCATGCCCCCGGCACAGTCACGACTTGCGAAAGCAGGTCAGTGATATCCTCGGATGCATTATCCCCGCTGATCTGAATAGCGCCAACGTGAACGCGCCCGGTTTCCTTGGCATATTCATCGGTCGCGTATCGGACAATGTAGACCTGATAAATCGTGCCGCGCTGACCTCGCTCATTCGGCCACAAATCAATATCAAGCCCGCCCGTGCTAGTCAGGATTACGGAACGGCGGTCAAAGTCCAGAACCACTTCGCCGTCAGTATCAACGCCAGAGAGGACAAATTCAGCCTTGGAATAAAGCGTCCAACTATCATCCGGCAGATTGAAAGTCCCGGTGACGTTTACGGTTTCAATTGGCATTATCGTCCTCGTTATTATCTTCCGCGTCAGGCGTCATATCTTCCGGCTGCTCACTGTCAGGTCCGCCCGCCTCAATCCATTCGCCATAGCTTTTTTCCAGCCCCGGCAATAGCCCGATTTCCGTCACCGCGTTAATCATGCTTTCCGCCATGTATTCCGGCGCTTTGCTGATAGCGGTCACAAACTTGTCAATCGCGGCAGTCGTCTTATCGGCAATCTCGGCTTTTTCCTTGTCCGACATTTGCCACAGCGGACGCCACTCATACCACAATTCATCCGGGCGTTTGCCCAGCGCGTGACGGATCAGGCACTCATCAAGAATAGACATGGCCGGTTCAAACTCATTCGTTTGAATGGAATTGATCCGGTCGTAATAGGCTGACAATTCCAGATCGCCGGTTGCACCTAGCCCGCCCGCACCCGTGCCAAACAGGATAGCGCGCGGAATACGAGCGGCGGCTGAGACCTCCTCTTGCGCCTTCGTGATGATATCCGGCAAGGTGGCGAAGGAAAAGTTTTTCTGTTCCCAAGTTTCGGAGGGATCACCGGGCGTGGTGCTGCCGTTCAACAAGACAGTGCCGAAGTTGCCAGCCATCGCGCGCATTGCTTGGATACGCTTGACAAATGCCTCTTCCTCCGCCGGGTCAGACACCAGCGCCGAAAGCCCCGGAATGGTGATTACATCAAGCCGCGCCTCATACAGAAGCGCCGCGATATTCGCCACCGTGCCGTCATGCCGCTTGATAGCGTCCAGCATCGCCAGCAAGACGCTATCCCCTTCGCGCCCGTATACCCATCCGTCAGGACGTTCCGCGCCATACAGCGTCACAAACCGCGACGGGTGAACCTGCGCCCCGTTACTGCCAGAATAGAACTTAGGTTCCCCGAAGTTAGGCGCCATGGTGTCCGACTGGATTTCACCGATGCCGATGTAACGGCTATCGAGAACGTTCAGAAACCGGATGCCGCCGCGCCGCATACGTTCCGGGTTAAGCGGTTGCGTCAAGTCACTGTCAGCCGTGCCGATGTAGATATGCGCTCGGCCAAAAATACCCGCAAGCCGCTTGGCACGGTCCAGCTTGTCTTGCAGTCCAAGCGCCTTTTCCGCCGCCTCTAGTGCGCTGATCTGATCGGGATCGCCCTGCCATGCCCGCCATTTGCGAGTGGCATCCTCGGCGGGCTGATCAATGATTTTGCGCGGCAACCATGCGCCAGTGTATGCCGCGACTGCTTGGGCATCGTCGCGGTTTGGCAGGGTATAGGTGACGGTTGCAGACTTGTCCCGATCCGTGCCCAAGCCTGACACGGCGGAAGTTAGTCCATCGGAAAGGTGTTGACTTGCCATGCGGGATAGTGTATGCGATAGGGTAAGGCTAGGCAAATCAGGAGGCTAGGATGCCGCGCGTTGCAAAAAGAGGCAATACTGACGGGTTTTATTTGGTTCAGGAAGGCGATGAAGTTTGCCTGATGCTTGACGGGTTTTATGTGGCCGTAATCAAAAGCGGAGGCATGGAGTTGGTTCCGCACTGTTATTACAAGCTTCACAAACACGGAATTGCGCACACAAAAGAAGAAGGTCGCATCAAGATTGACCATGGAAAGGACGACTATCTAGGACGGGTATGGATGCACTGCGAAGAAGGTTTAACCCTAACCAATGCAAGTATGGGTAGGTTTTTGACGTGGTGCCTGCTAAACCGAGTGGAGATTGGCGAGATTTACCCGTTCAATATACAATACAAGGGAAGCGTTGTTATCGCATCAGTAAGGTTGAAGCCTGATCAATTTGAGGCGTTTGAACGCGAGACTGGCGGAAAGCTGCGCAAGCCGCCAAAGATCGTCCTTAGTTGATCACACCCACGCCATGCTCACCTTAGCCCTGCGCATGATAGGCTCCAAGGCATAGCGCAGGGCATCAATCCAATGGTTGTTCGCGTCAACCAGAACCGGCAAGATAGCGCCGGAACGCTCATCTTTTTTCCAGCTATACAACCGGAACTCGCGCGCAGTTTCAGTGCATCGCGGATGGATTACAACGCGGTCAAACGAGCGGATGAACGCAACGCCAGCTTCAACGCTGCCCTTGCCCTTAGCCGCGCCGGATGCCTTGGGAAGCCCGTTCCTGCGCACGAGTGACACGAGGTCAGGCCGAGCGCTATCCCATCGCATATCGTGCGCACCAGCTTCCGGCATGGCACTTAGGACGCGATTGGCAATGTCGTTCACTTCGATCTTTCGCCCGCCTGCCTCTTTCTCGATATACAGCACCTTGCCGCTAATCCATGCCTTGATTGCGGCAGTCGGGTCTTGCGAGTAACCAAAGTCGCCGCCAAAGTAAGGACCGTCCCAGTTAGAGGCGGGTTCAAACTCCTCAACCGAATACCGCCCGTTGAACACCTGCGCCTCTGTCAGGGTCAGGAATTCACCTTCCCAGACATGGCCGTATGTGTCTGTCCGATATTTCAGGTCAGCCAGTCGCTCTTCGTTTAGGCCATCGGGGAACCAGGGGTTATCGGACCAGTTGCACTCGACAATAACCATGCGGTTAGGATCGTAGTGCTTGCGGAACCGTTGATGTGTTGCGCTTTCTTCGCTTTCAGGGTTCCACGTTACCCAAATCTCTGACCCTTCCTCGCGCATGACTGTTGCGACCAGTTTGCGCCATGCGACCTCCGAGACGTTTTCGGCCTCATCGATCCAAGTCAACAGAACACGCGCCTTGGACTTGATACTGTCCAGGTTGTGCCTTAGCCCGGCGAAAAGGTAGCTGATCCGGCGGCACTTGGTGCGGATATATTTCTCGCCGATGTCGAATTGCGCGACAAGCCAGTCGTCGGATTGAATGGCCGTCTTGATCTCGGCCATGGAGCTATCATCAAGGCTATTCTGAAACTCTCGCCCGCACAGGATCACGCCGCGCAATCCTGCATCGGCCATCATCACAGCCCATATCGCGGTCATCTTGGCGAAGCTGCGCGTCTTGCCTGACCCTCGCCCGCCGTAGCTGCCACGATACGCCACAGCGCCGCGCGGCATGGCAAACACCGGCACTAGGACGGCTGGCAATTCAACAGGTGCGGTTGTCATGGTTTAGGGGTAGCAAAAAAAGCGCCGGGATGCAAAGAAAGGGCTTGCAAGGTGGCGAATCATGTGGCATACATAATGCAACAGAAGGAGATACACCATGTTCCGCACCACTGACACGATCACCGTAATCGATATGGATGCAAACGTCCTTGCAAAATTTTACGGATACGATTGCCCTAGTGTTTCGGATATTTTTGCAAAGATCAGCAACGCAACTCGAATTATCTGCCGCAATCGAAAAGGCGAAGTTCGGCAAACCTTTTGGAGATAAAAACGGCCCTTCGGGGCCGTTACTCATTACAGCGCATAGAAAGCCACCTGCAGCCACGCAAGCCTTCTAGGCGCCGCGAACCTAACAAACCCCGTCAACCGCCTTCCTTGGCCTTCTTTGGTGCCACAGCGACCAATTCAATCCTAGTAGGGGCTGACATACTGCCGTCTTCGCTTGAGAGGTCAACGCTTGACTTGGGCTTACCGTCAACGCGCTCGATTGCGGTATGGATCAGTTTAAGAACGTCCGCGCGAATGTGTTGCAGGATAGCCGCTTCATTTTCGGTCATATCCTTTTCCAGCGCGCTAAGCAGCTTCTCCTCGATTGCAAACGCGCGGTCACGGTTTGCCTTGCGCAGTGCGATTTGTTCGGCAGTAAGTCCGCCTGGGTTGCCAGACTGGCCCGGCTTAAACTGCGTGTCAGGATGCGGCCACTGACCCATTAGAAACCTGCGTTCAAGTTATCAAACAATCCCATACTGCACGTCCAGCAGATACTCATCTAGCGCAAACTCACCCTCGTGAGTAAGCTGGAACACGACACGTCCGCGATAGATGCGCTGTTCGATTAGCCCGGCCTTGTGGCATTCCAGGATCACTTGCCGCGCGTTGACGGTGCTGTTGAGGCCGATTGCGCGGGTGACTTCCGTATTGCCGCGCGAAGGGTTGCCGGTCCATTCGATGCAGCCCGCGTCGTATAGGTGCTGCAACAGACGGGCCTTGTCTTTTCCTAGCGGCTTAGGTTCACCATACCAGTCAGGAACGCGACCATCTGCGCGCACTGCCTCTTGATCGTCCTGCCATTGTTTACGCATGGCATGCGCGAGTGGATCCTCTGCGTTTGGCGCATAGGATTGCAGATCGCTGGAAAAGTCAAAGGCCGGTTGCGTCATGTGGATTAGATAACGCAACTGGGTGGTGGTGTCAAAACGGCGGTTCATCGGCTAGGTCGCTAGGTCGCGTCCAGATCAGGAAGTCGGGGTGCATGCCGAGGGTTTCTAGGAAAAGGGCTAGGCGGGGTGGGATTTGCGGTGTGGTCATTTTTAAGCCCTTGCTTGTATTGTTGACGTTCGATCTGCCGCTTGACTTGCCTACTTTGCTTGGCCGTTTGGTAAGTAGTTCTTGATGGAATAATGCCACGCCTTTTGCTTTTAGGGTTTCCGTAAAGTATGCCTTGTTCTATGTCTAAAAGTATTAGTTGCGCTATTTCATTCGATTTCATCCCTGCGCCCTTTCCCTGATAGCGGCGATGCCATGGGCCGTCAGTAGCGTGCGGATGGTTCTGGCGACTTCACGCATGACGATGGTGTTTGCGTGATTCTTTCCGTCCAGCATGGCGTGCGCCTTTTCGGCCTCGTCGTAGACCTCCGCAACAATTTCGACCGCCGCCCGGATCAGGGCTTCGTCGCTGACCGGCGCGGGGTCAAGCGCGGCGCGAATGCGGGCGGTTTCAATTGCTTGTCCGGCCGTTTGCGCCGCCTCAAGGGTGGGGTATGTTTTGCAGTCAGAGTTCAGCCACCATCCATCGTGCTTCCTGTGGACAGCTATGGGGGCAAAGCTGACATAGCTGCTTGCATGGTAGCATTCGCCTTTTCTGAAGTTCCCGCAATTGGACTCCCGCCACACCAGCGGCTTCACCCTGACCGCCCTATCCCGCGCCGCGTCACGCTCTGCGGTCAGCGCGTCGATCTGGGCGCGTAGGGCTGCATTGGCTTCGGTCTGCGCCTGCATCTGTTCGGCGGCGATATCCAAATCGCCGGGCATCACGGCGCCGGAACGCAGTCGGTTGATCAGGTCGTTCATTTCGTCTCTCCGATGCGGTGAAGGGCGGCGCGGGCGGCTTCGGCTGACGTGGCGACATCGCACGACGCCAAAGCCTCGGCGGAGGATTGCGGCGGTGTATCGGCATAGGCATCAACCGCGTTGAGGAGGTTGTCCAACGCCTCCACCAGTTCCCGCACTTCCGGCACCATCATGGCCTGCGCGAGTGTCGGGGGAAGATCGGCGCGGCGGTATTCAATGTCAGAAGCCCACTTGTTCATCCCGTCTTGGACAATCAACTTGCCGCATGAACTCGTCCAAATCCGTTCCGGCGCGTCACTCATTCCCCATCCCTCCCCTCAACAAACGCATTGAAGTCGCGCACGTCCATAGTTTTGCCTTCAACCCACGGCGGGTTGATGGTGACCGCGCGAATGATCAGCAGAACCGGCATAGCAGGCGATCCGACGTGCAGGTCATCACCATCCGACATGGCAAAGAGTGTTTCTCCCACATCGCCCTCTGGCATGACGTAGTAGCGGCCAAAGACCTCGACCACCGCGACGGGCGAGGCGAAAGTCAGTTTGCATTTCTTTGCCCTTGGTCTGCAAGGCGTTTGCGACAAAAGCCATTCCGGCACTTCATCGCCCGCGCTGAAATAGGTCGCGTCAACCTTATGAGTGCCCTTGTTCATCCCTCATACCCCGTCTGCTCTACAACCCGGCCAGCGTCCAGCAAATCCCCGATGCCGCGCAACAGGCGGGCGTCACGTTCGGCAGGGGTTTCGAGGAAGCGGAAGCGTGATACCTCAAGACTGTCTCCACGCAACTCCCACGCGTTCGGGTCATTATTTAGCACCCAAGTGAAGGTGGTCTCCCAAATAGTCACGTATCCATCACGATACTCCACCTCCACCAGCGTATCCGGCCCGACGCCAGCGGGCACGGTTCCGGTGTTTTCGATCCAGTCGCTTGCGATGTAGTCCATAGCTAACCCTCCAATGTGTTGCCTTGTCACTTGCCTAACACAGCCCGCAAGGCACGTCAAGCGGTGTTTTTGCCTAGTCATGCTTAGGCAAGGTCTGCCTAACCTATCATGAAAGCTAAGTGTTTGAAAACAAAGGATTTTTTCCCTATAGAATATAGAATATTTACTTATTCTACTTTTATCTCTTATCTCTCTTTCTCTACATCCCTTCTCTCAATCTCTCTAATAGTATCTCTATATGACTAAGCAAAAACTGAATAAGCATCACTTTTTTCCTTTGCTTTCAATAGCTTGATGCATAGTCAGGACAACACATTCAAACTATGCAATACGTTATTCGGGCGTCAAATAGTATCGCTCAACAACTTTCTTGCTTTTCGGGTGCGTTTTTTGTTCTTTTGTTGCGGCACCCTTTGCGACCATGATTTGCAGCGCCTTTTCCACATCCTCGGTGGAAAACTTGCGGCGCAGCTTGTTCTTGATCACGCCCGCCGTCTCACCGTGTTCCGCGCTGATAACCTTTGTCACCTCGGCAAGCAGGTTGCGGTCTGCCCCGTGCGACTTGTCATTGGACATGACCAGTCGGATCTTCTCATCTACATCCCGTTTCACCAGCGCGAAGGCCCAACGCACATGCTCGATAGTCCGCACCCCTCCCGGCGCGGCAAGGATCAGACTGACCTTTGACACAAGCTCATAGCCGCGCCGTGGAATGGCTTCTAGGCCGCTAAGTTCCTTCTGACGCTCTGCGTAGTCAAGAAACCAGTCTAGCGCCCTCACAAGCGCCTGTGCGGCCTCTGGCGTGGTGCTTACCTTGACGCGATCCCCGTAGTATTCAACACGGTCATTCAGAGGATCATACGTCCCGCCACTATAGAGGGTGCGCAGGAACATTGCCATCTTTTCCGGCATGGGCGATTTCTTGAATGGGCGCTTGTCGCGCGGGTTAGGATCATGTTCGCGCACAAGCAAGGCCCGACCGATAAAGCCGGACGTTGCTTGTTCTTCGGTCATAATTGCGTCAAAGGTCACAGGCGCAGTCATTCCGATCATGCTGATGAATGGCCGTTCAAGTCCACGGTCTAGCGATGAGAGTTGCTTTTCCAGCCGTTCCGCCTTCATCTGCCGAGCGCCGCTAGGGTCTTCGTTTTCCGCCACGGCCTTGCGATGCCCGGCGAGTTCCGATTGCATCGCTTTGCGCACGTCCTCTTTCACGTCACCGGACAGCAGGGCAAAGCCGTTAGCCTTGGAGTAAAGCGACATGAGAGTGCCGATCAGCCCTTCAAGGTATGGCGCCTTGCCTGATTTTTGCGCGTTCACGATCTGTTGCAGTTCGATGCCGATTTCATCGATAACATGCATGGACGCCTGATGCCGGATCAGGTTGCGCATGATTTCCTGTTGCGACTTCTGCTTTCCATGCACCGCGCCAGAGATAGCCGCCGCAACCATGAGTTCTTGCATGGCCTGCAAGACGGCTTCTTTGCCAGTGCCAGAGTGCGCCACGCCGAACGCGAACAAGTTAGCCGTTACTCCGTCCAGATCATCGGTGAAGCGCAAGCCGATGACGTTCCCTACGGCAACTAGCGCAGCCGCAACGGCAAGGTTTTCGCGCGGGTATCGGCATTGCGCATTGATCCATGCGCACACTTCCCCGACAAAGCCGGGCGGACGGCGCAAGTCAACATGAGGTGTGTCTAGTGCATCAACGTCAACCGCTGGCAGGTCAAAGTCTTGTTGCGCCGTGAACGTGACCGGCCAGCGCCAGCCGCCTTGCTCCGCGTAATGCACCAGCGTTCCCAGAGTGACTGGGTTAGCCGACTTGCCGAAAGAGTGCCACTTGACACCCATGTGTGAGGGGTCATGTTTCGGGGACCGCGCTGACCAGTCATGCCAAAGCTGTTCACCATCACCGTGCAAGGCATGGTGAATAGCCATGCCGACGCGCACCCAAGCTTCATAATCAAGCGGGCTAGGATCAATCGCGGCAAGCATACCCGCAATGTCTGCATGGGACACGTCAACCGCTTGGCCGTTGTATTCCGCGCGATGCCGTTCCGGTTTGCGCAGCGCTTCGACTAGTGCGGCGGGGGCAGGCTCAATATCGGCTGGCGTCCCGACTGCCGCGACGTAGCGGGCGCCGCTAAGGTGGAGTGATCCCGGCCCTACCACAAACCCACTGGACTTGAAGTCAATGCCCGGATACGCGGCAAGTGACTGGACAAGCGCCACACCTTCCGGCGCCTTGAAATACAGATGCTTTGACCCTCCGCCGCTGCCGGTGCTGACCACAAGTCCGCAAGCTGCAACTTCGGGGAAGTCATCGACTAGGGTCTGCCATGACACCACGCCGCCGTTGCGCGCGTCAATGTCGATAACAAGCAGGCCCGCGCACAAGACGCCGTAACCCGTGGCGAATTGGCCGGTTTCCTCCATGAGTTCAAGCTGCTCATCGGACCAAAGCGGGGTGTATTGCCACCCTGATGCGCGAGGGCGCTTATAGGCTTCTTTCGGCCCTAGCGGCTGGCCGTCAGCGTCAACCGGCCCAAGGAGCGGAAATACGCGATAACCATTCTCAAGGAAGTCTCTGTATTGCATGGGTTTTCCTAGCTTATGCAATGGATATGCAAGTGACTAAGCTAAATCACTCGGCAAGTCAAGCGTTGTGATGTGATGAATAGGTGTTGACAAGCCTTGCGGGGCCGTGCTATGCATCTGCGCAGTCACAAACGGAGGTTGACAGAATGAGTATTCTAGCGGGCGCGGTTGCGCCTGTCGGCGGCAAGGAGCCGCTGATCATTACGCTTTGCGGCGAACCGGGGAGCGGCAAGACAAGCCTTGCGGCCACGTTCCCTTCGCCTTTTATCATTCGGACTCAGGGCGAAGCGGTCCCGCGTGATATTCCAAAGGATAACGCGCCTGTGGGACTTGCGCCGGTAGGGTTGCGCAAGGTCAAGGTTGGCGAGATTGACGTTTGGGATGAGGATGAACTGTTTGACCAGTTGAAGGCACTGTTGCGCGAGGATCACCCCTACAAGACGCTGATCGTTGATAGCGTGACGGGGCTTGAGGCGCTTTTCGTGCAAAACCTGCTTGACGTGCAACCGTCAAAACAGAAAACCATGAACTCGGCGGGGTCCGGCTATGGGTCGGCATGGGATTTGATCGTTGCCAAACATGCCCGAGTGAAGCGCGCGGCGGAACTGCTGCGAGAACGAAAGGGCATGAATGTGATTTTCATCGCACATGTTGATGTGAACCGGGTTGACCCGCCTGAGGGTGAAGCGTTTACGCGCTATGACCTTCAACTAAACAAGAAAACCGCGCCAGTGTTTACGAACAATGTTGACGTGGTTGGTTTTTTGCGGCAAGAGACTATCGTGATGGAGGGCGGCAAGGCTAAGACGACTGGTGCGCGGGTTCTTTCCGTTGCCATGACACCGGCCAATGTGGCGAAAAACCGCCTTGGCATTGAGCGGGATATCCGCGTAACCAAGGGTAAGAACCCTTTTGAGGAGTATATCTGAGATGCGCTACAGAATGGGGGATAGAGGCTTTGCTGCGCTTGGCGTGGCTGCTATGATTGCTTGGGTCGCAGGCGTTTCGTTTGTGATTTGGAGCATTCTGCAAATCATCGAAATTGGCCGCGCTGCGGTCGGAATCTGAGGAGTATATCTGATGTCTTTCTGGAACCTGTCTAGCGGCGAAGCCGTGAACGCAACCGGGGAATATGAGGCGCCTAGCGGCGGGCTTCCTATCCCTGACAACACCGATGTAATGTCATACATCGACGAAGTGAAGTGGGATGAAAAGAACGGCGCGCGGTATATCAGCGTCCGCTGGCGCGTTGCTAAGCCTGAGGGCTTCAAGAACCGCGTCGTGTTTCAAAAGTTGTGGGTTTTGGGCAATAACCCGAAAAAGACTGGCGACAAGCTGAAACAGGATGGCGACAAGGCCAAGCGGATGCTGGCGGCAATTGATGCTAACGCGGGTGGGGAACTGATGGCCGTTAACGGCATCCCGAGCGATGAGGACTTGCAGCGTTGCCTTATGAACAAGATGATGGTTATCAAGGTGAAAACCTATGACCTGAAAGGCGATGACGGCAGCGCTGTAACGGGCAACTGGGTTGCCTCTATTTCCCCCGCTAGCAAAGGCGTTTCGGACGCGCCCGCACCCGCGCAACCCCGTCGTGAACCTGACCGCGCTGCAAACGGAACCGCGCGGTATGATGACTCTGACATTCCTTTCTGACTTGACTTAAAAGGGTGTTGTGATTATATCCTTGCTAGGGAAACTTAGCAAGGATTTTTTATGAAGACGTGTTTTAAGTGCGGGCTTGAAAAGCCGCTTTCAGAATACTACAAGCATAAAAAAATGGCAGATGGGCACTTAAATAAGTGTAAAGAATGCGCAAAAAGTGACGTTAAGCAAAATAGGCATGAGCGCGCTGATTATTACAGGGAATACGACGCTTGGAGATTTAAAAATGACGCAAGAGTAAAGCAAAGGCAAAAATCATACATTTTAACACAAAATGGCGCTGACAGAATGCGCGCTGCCAAAACGAATTGGATTAATTCAAATCCAGAAAAAAGGGCCGCCCATGTAATTCTTGGTAACGCAGTAAGAGACGGTAGGATTATTAAGCCTAAATCATGCTCTAATTGCGGAAATTTTTATCCTAGTAGAAAAATTCACGCTCACCACCATGACTATTCAAAGCCTCTTGACGTTACTTGGCTTTGTTTGTATTGTCATGCCGACCATCACTGGAGTTAGTATAAAATGCAACAACGCACGGATGAATGGCACAAAGCCCGCATTGGCCGAGTGACAGGATCGGCTGTAGGGGCTATTCTAGGGCTTGCGCCATACATGACGCGGGCCGATGCGTTGCGGGCTATGGTGCGCGAGTATCACGGTGCGGAGCGCGAGTTTACCGGCAACGTAGCGACGGAATACGGCACGGCGAATGAGGCAACCGCGATTGCTTGTTACGAGATGGAAAGCGGCAATGACGTTGTGTCTGCGCCATTCGTGCCCTATGAAGATTGGCTAGGTGCAAGCCCAGACGGGTATATCGGCGATGACGCCCTAATCGAGTGCAAGTGCCCCTATGGATTGCGCAGTGGTGGCGACTTCAAGTCAATCAAAGATCAGCCGCATTACTATGCGCAAATCCAAGTCCAGCTTTTCGTGACGGGCCGTTCGGAGTGCCACTTTTACCAATGGGCGCCGCATGGCAGCATGTTGGAAATTGTGCCGCGCGATTGGGATTGGATTGACCGCACCTTGCCAGCCTTGCGGCAATTCCATGCGGAGTATCTTTCCGAGTTGGATAATCCTGAGCATCTAGAACCGCTGCGCGTTAGCCTTAACACGCTAGAGGCAAAGCGGATGCTAGATGAGATTGACCAGTTGAAAGAGGCTATTGACAACGCGACGGAACGCAAGAAAGAACTAGAAGCAAAGCTAGTCGATATGGCTGGCAACCGCAACGCCGAGATTTGGGGCCGCAAGTTGACGCTAGTTGAGCGAGCCGGAAACGTGCAATACGGCAAGATACCAGAATTGAAAGGCGTTGATCTGGACAAGTATCGCGGCAAACCGTCTAGTTATTGGAAACTTAGCTAACCCCATGCACAACCTTCGCCCATACCAGCGCCGCGCTTCGGACGCTATCATTGCGCACATCCGCACATCAACCGAACCTTGCCTGATTGAAGCGGCAACGGGTGCTGGAAAGTCGCTGATCATTGCGGAGATTGCGGCTACCATTCACCGCATGAGCGGCGGAAAGCATATCCTTTGCCTAGCGCCTAGCGCGGAACTCGTGGAACAAAACCGCGCAAAATACCTTGCGACGAGCGAGCCTGCAAGCCTTTTCTCTGCATCGGCTGGCGGGAAATCGCTTAGGCATCCTGTCGTGTTTGGAACGCCCGGCACGGTCAAGAACGCGATTAGCCGGTTTGGCGCGAAGTTTGCGGCGGTCATTGTTGACGAGTGCCATGGCGTCACGCCGACTATACGAGCGATTATTGACGCTATCCGCCAGCACAACCCTAACCTGCGCGTTATCGGGCTGACCGCCACCCCATACCGGCTAGGCGAAGGGTATATCTATCGCGTCGGCCCTGACAATCGAGAGTGCAGCGAAGGCACTATCCGCGACCCGTATTTCCTGAAGTGTGTTGAGTGGATCACGGCGCACGAATTGATTGCGCAAGGATATCTCACACCACCAAAGATCGGCGCGCCGCTAGCGGAGAGCTATGACACGTCAAAGTTGCAGTTGAACGCGCGGCATCAATTCGATGCGCAAGCGGTTGACGCTGCCTTTATCGGCCATGGTCGCAAGACGGCTGGCATCGTCGCGGACGTTGTGGCGCAGTCTCAGGGCCGCATGGGTGTGATGCTTTTCGCCGCTACCGTGCAACACGCCAAAGAAGTCATGGCAAGCCTTCCGACTGACCTTAGCGCGCTTGTGACGGGTGAAACCCCGAAAGAGGAGCGCCGGTCAATTATTGAGCGGTTCAAGGCGCGCAAACTGAAATATCTAGTCAACGTGTCTGTCTTGACAACCGGGTTTGACGCAGAACACGTTGACACCGTAGCTCTATTGCGCAGGACAGAAAGCGTCGGATTGATGCAACAGATCATCGGGCGCGGGCTTAGACTGCATCCTGACAAGCGCGAATGCCTTATTCTCGACTATGCTGGCAACATTGAAAACCATTGCCCAGATGGTGACGTGTTTAACCCTGATGTGCGCGCTATTCCAAAGAAAGAAGGCGGCGGGGAAGTGACGTGCACTTGCCCAGAGTGCGGCGGCGAAAACACGTTTAGCGCAAGGCCGAATGATAGCGGCTTTGAATATGACCACAACGGCTATTTTGTTGACCTGCGTGGGGAACGGATTGAAACGGATCATGGGCCGATGCCTGCGCATTTTGGGCGCCGATGCACGAATGGCCGGATGATTGCGGGACTATGGGCGCAATGCCAATACCGATGGACTAGCAAGGAATGCCCGCACTGCCATGAGCCAAACGACATTGCGGCAAGGTATTGTGCGCATTGCAAGGGGGAGCTGATTGACCCGAATGAGAAATTGGCAATCGAGTTTCGCGCGCTAAAGCGTAGCCCGTTTAACCGGCAGTGCGATGAGGTGCTAAAATGTGATGTGAGGGACAGTATTAGCCAAAGCGGTAACCCGACAAAGCGGATTGACTTTGTGACGCCGTATCGGTCATTCTCGATCTGGTTACAGATGAACCCGAAACATCCGCGCGCCGTCGCAGATTTGGATAGATGGAACAGGCTTGACGGCGAATTGCCAAAGTCGGTTGAATACAAGAAAGAGGAAAGCGGTTTCTTTACCGTGTTTAGCTATAACAGGACGCCAGACCATGAACCTACCGCCTGACATTCAGCTGTATGGAAACCCCGCATGGCGTGGCGATTGCCCTACAGAAACCGCCGAAGCGGTGACGTTGTTCCAAGCTATCCGCGCGCAATGGCCTAACACCTTGGGCAAGATCGCCGTGCACGTCAAGAATGAAGGCAAGCGACGTCATGGGCAAATCAGTTGGGACAAGGCGCAGGGCATGGTCACAGGTGCGAGTGACGTTTTTATCCCTGGCGCGCCTTCGTTTTTGTGCGAATTGAAGCGTCGAGACCACACGAAAAGCCGCATATCCAAAGAGCAGATTGACTACCTGCGCGCGGCGCAGGCGAATGGGTCTTTCGTTTGTATCGCGCTAGGATGGGAAGCGGCATTTGCGGCGGTAAAGGAATGGCACTCAAGGAATTGATGTTGGATAAGCATCTAGAAGACTTGCTAGAGGGCAGAGTTACGCCTGAAAAGGCTGATCCGCGCATCTTGCTATGGGCGCAGTTTATGATACACAAGAGGGCGGATCAGGTGTTAGCCTTGCCCACGAAAGAAGCTAGGCGCGCGGAGCTAGACACAATTCCTGAGACGATCCGGCCTTATGTTGAGAGGGAAGCGAAGAGCCTCTTTACACTGCGCCAAGGGCGTGCTAAGGGTTAGGTTAGATTGCAGGAGGGAAAATGTCAATCGAAGAATACCGCGCGTTTATCGCGTCTAGGGCGAGTGCGCCTATCAAGTCGGGATTTGATCCCAAGGCTTATCCTGACGCGATCAAGATACACCAGAAAGCAACGCTTGACTTCGCGCTTAATCGCGGGAAGTCGGCGGCTTTCCTTGATACGGGTCTGGGCAAATCGTTTATCGAGTTGGAGTTTGCCCGCCAGTGCGCTGAGGAAACCGGCAAGCCTAGCCTTATCTTGACGCCGCTTGCCGTTGCTGGGCAAATGGTGCGCGAGGGTCAGAAGTTTGGCATTGATGCCCGGCAAATCCGAGAACAGGATGAAGTCGGGCAAGGAGTCATGGTGGCAAACTATGAGCGGTTGCCGAAACTTGATCCATCATCGTTCGGCGCGGTTGTGCTGGATGAATCGTCAATCCTAAAGTCGTTCGGAGGCGCTACTGTGACGGCGCTAATGGAAGCGTTTAAGAATACGCCATTCAAGCTGGCGGCAACGGCAACACCCGCGCCGAATGACCACATGGAACTAGGTCAGCACTCGCAATTCCTTAACGTGATGCCTAGTAACGAGATGCTGGCGCGATGGTTTATCGCTGATCAAAAGCAGATGGGCAAGTATCGGCTTAAAGGCCATGCCGAGTGTCCATTCTGGCAATGGATGGCTAGTTACTCGCGCTGCGCCACCCTTCCTAGCGACCTTGGTGGGGATGATACCGGCTATGTCTTGCCGGATGTTTTCCGCAAGTTGCACGTTGTCGGTGCTGATCTCTCCAAGGATACTGACGGCGCGTTGTTTCGCATGCCGGAAATGTCGGCAACAAGTTTCCACAGGGAGAAGGTGTTGACGCTTAGGGAACGGTGTGAGCGCGCGGCAGAGATTGCCAACGCGACTGATGCGCCTGTGACTGTATGGTGTGAACGCGACGATGAAAGCGCATTGCTAGCATCTATGATCCGAGACGCCCGCGAAGTGTCTGGCAAGATGACGCCAGAACAGAAGGAAAGCCGACTGCTTGGGTTTGTTGACGGTGACTTTAGGGTTATCGTTACTAAGCCGAAACTTGCCGGGTTTGGGGTTAACTGGCAACACTGCGCCCATGCAGTGTTCGCCTCGATTAGCTTTAGTTACGAGCAACACTATCAGGCAGTCCGACGCTCTCACCGCTTCGGGCAAGGTAGTCAGGTTAGGAATGACGTTGTTATTTCAGACACAGAGGCAACTGTCTGGCAAACGATCTTGCGCAAGAGCGCTGACCATGACAAAATGAAAAACGCCATGCGCCTTGCCATGCGAGAGGCTCAGGGGTATGCAGGACTTAGGATTGCGTATGGCGACCGAGACAAACTAGAAATGCCTAAATGGCTTTTGGAGAACGTGCAATGACTGACAAATGGGAAGGCCGCAACTGGGCGCTTTACAACGCCGATTGCGTGGAGTTTCTAAAGCAACTGCCAGATGATTGCCTTGACTTTTCGGTATTTTCCAGCCCGTATTCATCGCTCTATATCTACAGCGATAGTGAGCGCGATATGGGCAACGCGGCATCGAATGAAGAGTTTCTTGTCCATCACGGTTATTTTGCCCGCGAACTGTTCCGCGTAATGAAGCCGGGCACTGTTATCTGTGATCACGTCAAGGATACGGTGTTTTATCAGGGGTCAAGCGAAACGGGCGAAAGCGGGCTTTATCCTTTCAGCGATGAGGCGCTGCGCAGTTACCGCAACGCTGGGTTTCAACTTCGCAGCCGCACGACTATCTGGACTGATCCAGTTCATGAGCGAAGCAAGACGAACGCGGAACGGCTGCTTTACAAGAATATCGGCGAGAATAGCCGAGTTTGCGGAACTGGGATGCCTGAGTATGTTTTGGTTATGCGCAAAGATAGCCGAGGCGGCAAGGTTGGCGAACCCGTCAAACATGCCGTCAACAAGTGGGGTGATGCAAAGTGGCAAGAGGACGCGCTTGATATCGGACGCGAACACGCGGCCAAGCTGCTGAAAGAGGCGATGATTGATGGTGTGTCGGATGACTTGGTAATGAAACTTGCGGAGGCGGCTAAGTTTCCGCTTGATCAGTGGCAAAAGTGGGCAAGTCCTGTCTGGATGGATAACCACGCTCAGGACGTCCTTAATTCGCGTTTCCGTGGCAGTGACCGCGATGAGAAGCACCTTTGCCCCATGCCGCTAGAGTATATCCGCCGATGCATGACGCTTTACAGCAACCCTGGCGATGTGGTGTTTGATCCGTTTAGCGGCATCGGATCGACTGGTTTTACTGCGGTCAAGATGCTTAGGAAGTTTGTCGGGACTGAACTCAAGCCGGAATATGCTATCCAAGCCGCGAAGTTTATCCGAGAGGCGGAGGGCGGGAATATGGAGTTTGCGCTGTAAATCCGCTTGACACAGCGCCTAACCCAATGTAAGCCATAAGAGCAACACAAGGAGGGAACCTTGCAATACTCTGACGTAACGCTGACAATCAACGCGACACTGAGCGGCAACGTGTATCGCGGGCCAAGCGGTAATTTCCACGAAGACGCGGTTGACGATGTGGAAATCCATTCGCTGTGGATTGGCGATAAAGAATACACGGAAACGGAACTGATTGCGCAGTTTGGTATTCAGGGCTGCAACGCAATCAAGGAACTGCTGTTTAGCCAAGCGGAGGACTGGGAATGAAACTGACGATCCAACCAAACCGCCAGCCGGTTGTTACCGGCAAGGGCTTCACTATTCGCGGCGCTGCTGCTTATGAGGTTTTCCAATGATTAGCCTTGTCGGACATAAAGACCCTGCGCGAGTGTTGCGCAATGCGGTGCTTGATGATGTTTCGCCAGCCAAGAAAGGGACTGAAATCGAGTATTGGCGCGGTGCAACTGAACTTGACCCGGTTGATACGCGCAAGGCGGTTTTCATCGCGGCGAGTGAGCTTGCTGCGATGGGTCGGGTGTTCCTGTATCAGCGGCTGATCAGTAGCGGGAATTACAGCTACATTGCGAAGGTGATTTGAGATGCAGATTGAAGTAGGCAAATATTACCTGACGCGCGATGGGCGGAAGGTTGGGCCGATGGCGTCCACAGAATGGAAGGGCCTTTTGGAAGGTGGAGATTGGCTTTTCAATATTTCAGATGGAAAATCTGGAGATAGGGATAGCGAAGATCCTTGCATTCCAAACAACCCTTCTCTAGACCTAATCGCCGAATGGACCGATGATCAACCCGGACCCAAGCTATCCAGCGAAACGATTGACCTTATCGCAATCGACAGCCTGCGCTGGCACTACAAAGAAGGCGAGGACATGGAGCCGCTGCAACGTGAGGCTTTCAGGATTGTGTTGCGGTATTATGGGGTGAGTGTGTGACAATGGATGGAGATGGAAAATTGAATACGTTTGAAATGACGCAAGACGAACACGACGCATACACCGGGCTTCGTATGGCGCAATATCTTGCTCACAAGACCGCAACTGATGCCGGATGGTATACTGACCCTAAGACCGGCCAGCCAATTAAGCGCAACTTTGGCGAGGTTGTCGCGCTGATGCATAGTGAATTGTCAGAAGCGCTTGAAGCTGACCGTAAGGGGCTGAAAGACGACAAGCTTTCCCACCGCGACGGGCGAGAGGTTGAGTTTGCAGATTGCGTGATCCGCATTTTTGACACTTGCGCGGCACTTGGGCTAGACTTGGCTGGCGCGATTATCGAGAAAAACCGATACAATCGGAACCGTGCGGATCACAAGCTTGAAAACCGAGCGCAAGCTGGCGGTAAAGCATACTAAAACACGGGCCACGCTTTTAGCGTGGCTCTTTTAACCTTAAACGCGGAGACAAAGGCCTTGGGTCAACTGGGAATTAACAGCGGAAATAGCGTATTTAGGTCTAAGTTTTCGCAGGACATTTTCGCTTTCAAATACGCGCATGAGGGCGCGGAGACTTGGGGCGAATTGGCATGGACGCTTGCCTTTGATGTGTGCGGCGACCTTTTGCCGAAAGAAACGATTGAAGAAGTCGCCATTGCAATCGAGCGCATGGAGTTTATCCCAGGCGGGCGGTATCTGTATTACGCCGGGCGCCCGAACAAGTTTTTCAACAACTGTTTTCTGTTGAAGGCGGAGGAAGATAGCCGCGAGGATTGGGCTGACCTTTCGTGGAAGTCCGAAAGCTGCCTTATGACTGGTGGCGGGATTGGGATTGACTATTCCGTGTATCGGCCAGAAGGTTCGGCCATTTCCCGCACGGGCGGCAAGGCAAGCGGTCCTATCCCTAAAATGAACATGATTAACGAGATTGGCCGCCGAGTGATGCAAGGCGGGTCCAGAAGGTCTGCTATCTATGCCAGTCTGAGACACAGTCATGCGGATGTTTTCAAGTTTCTGGCGTCAAAAGACTGGCATAGTCTGCCAGTCGGGACTACGGGATACACCTATGCCGATGTTAAGGCGCAGGACTTCAACTTCCCCGCGCCTCTTGATATGACTAACATCAGCGTCAACTATGACACGGCTTGGCTTGACCATTACCGCGCGACGGGCGACGTTGGCGATGTGTTCCGGCAGAACGTGTTGCAGGCTTTGAAAACCGCTGAACCTGGGTTTAGCTTCAACTTCGGCAAGCATGAGAACGAAACCCTGCGCAACGCTTGCACGGAAGTGACTAGCGAAGATGACAGCGATGTATGCAACCTTGCCAGTCTGAACCTTGCGCGGATTGACGATATTGAGCGGTTCAAAGACGTGGTGCAACTTGCGACCATGTTCCTGATTTGCGGGACGTTGAAAGCCAAATTGCCCTATGACAAGATTTACAAGACGCGCGAAAAGAACCGGCGCCTTGGGCTCGGGCTTATGGGGGCGCATGAATGGCTGATCAAGCGTGGCGCGCGGTATGAGGTGACGCCGGAACTGCACGAATGGCTTGCGGCTTATCGTGACGTGTCGGATGAAACCAGCCGCCAGACTGCCGATATCCTGAGCATTAGCCGCCCGGTTGCCAATCGAGCGATTGCGCCGACTGGAAGCATTGGCATCCTTGCCGGAACTAGCACGGGGATTGAACCTATCTTCGCAGTGGCATACAAGCGCCGGTATCTCAAGAACGGCACGGAATGGCATTATCAGTATGTCGTGGACAGCGCGGCGCAGGAATTGATTGACCGATATGGGATTGATCCTGACAAGGTTGAAAGCGCGCTTGACCTTGCGGGCGATTACGAGCGGCGAATTGCGTTCCAAGCTGACGTGCAAGATTACGTCGATATGTCCATTTCCAGCACGATCAACCTGCCTGCATGGGGAAGCGACCTGAATAACCCTGACACGGTTGCGGGGTTTACCGATACGCTGGCGAAGTATGCGCACCGTCTGCGCGGATTTACCTGCTATCCTGACGGTGCGCGCGGCGGTCAACCGCTGACTAGCGTTCCGTATTCCGAGGCGCGGGGCCAGCTTGGGCAGGAGTTTAGGGAACACGTTGAGACGATGGACGTTTGCGACCTTCGCGGCGGCGGAACTTGCGGGGTTTGAATAAACCCCTTGACGCGCGATTGACCCTATGCTAGACAACTAGCGTAGGGTTTTTTACTGCGCCGATATGCGCGCAAAATTGGAGGGACGGGAATGAAAGTTGAAGTGGGGAAATATTACCGGACGCGTGATGGGCGGAAGGTGGGGCCTATGCGCCTGCATGGAGACGCTACAAGTGGCTTAAATGGTGAAACATTCCCATTCGCTGCTGACGGCATGATGTTTACAGACCTTGGCAGGGAAGCGTATGATTCAAGGGAAGATAGCAAAAACGACCTAATCGCCGAATGGCAGGAAGGCCCCGTCCGCACCGTCACGCGCAAGGAAATCGTGCCGGGGGTGTATGGGCGAGTTAGGATTGATTGTGACGGGTTTTGCGAAGTTGGCACTACACGCAACACCGCCGAACTGCGCGCCGCCGCTGCCACGTTGATCGAGATTGCGGATGCTTTGGATGGTGCTGGGGAATGATCTGCTACAAAGACCGGACGTTCTGCGCATCGAATTGCCGCAACACGCAATGCTGGCGATACTTTGGACCTGCCGAGCGTGAAGGCGCGCGCAAGTGGTGGAGCCATGACCCGGACAACGCGCCTATCTGCATGGTGGACTTTAGCAAGACGTGTGAGGAGTATATGGGATGACTAAAACCGAAGGATACAGCGGTCGCGTCACTGCTGTAAATGGGCGCATTGTTTCGTTTGACTGTGGTGCAAAACACGTCATGTCTAGCGCATGGAATGTCATGGTAGGGGACTGGATTATGGTTGACACTCATGGCCGTCTTTGGGTGAAGAAATGACCATAACCGCCACCGTAATCTGTGACAGTATCGCGCACGGATGTCCGCGCATCACGACTCTGCAACTGCGATACCCGCGCTTTATCCATGCAGAGTTTATGACGCATCGGGCATTCTCGCGCAACGCTAGTAGCAGCCGCGCCATTCCGATTGATCGGGTTATTCAGGACGTGATTGATGATCCTGCGATGCCTATCCATTGGGGCGCTAACATGCCCGGTATGCAAGCCATGAGCGAAATCAACGATACTGCCACCGCCCGCCGCCTATGGCTAGACGCGAGGGATACGGCCGTCACAATGGCACGGCAGATGGGGCGCAGTGGACTGCACAAACAGGTTGTCAACCGCATTCTAGAGCCTTACCAGCACATCAACGTTCTAGTCACGGCGACGGATTGGGATAACTTCTTTGCCTTGCGTGACCATCCCGACGCGCAGCCTGAGATACAGGCATTGGCGCGGGCTATTAGGGCTGCTATGGCGGGGAGTGCGCCGGTTGAGTTGGCTAGTGACGACTGGATGGCTAGCGATAAATGGCATCTGCCGTATGTATCGGATGACGAGATCGGAGAATATGGCCCCCACATAGCCGCCAAGATCAGTGCCGCCCGTTGCGCGAGTGTCAGTTACAAAACGGTTGACGGCCAGACAATGACGGTTGACAAGGCTTTGAAAATCTGCGAGAAGCTGATGGGTGATCCGCTTCACGCATCGCCGTTTGAGCATATCGCGCGGCCATGCCCTGAGAGTGACAAGCGGCTGACTAGAAACTTCACCGGATGGGCGCAATACCGCGCTGTATTGGAGGGTTAGGGATGGAATGGCAACCGATTGAGACTGCGCCTAAGGATGGGACGGAATTTCTTGCTTTTGGAGGTGGACTATACGGGGTAGATGTATGCGCATACAATGCCCGCGTAGGATGTTGGAACTGCAATACTGTGACCCTTGATGATACAGATTTTGAGTCAGACGGATATGTGCGCCCCACCCACTGGCAACCCCTACCGGAGCCGCCGAAATGACGTTTCAAGAATGGCTTGATGAAAGCGAAGGCCTAGGCACACGCGAAGGTCGTTTGCTATATGACTTTGCAATGGTGTTGACGATTGATGAATATGATCGTCTTCTGAAATGGCTAGAGGCTGCATATATGGAGGGTTTCAAGAATGCCAGCGCAAATCAACCTGCACGAATTGATTAACCAGCCGGGATATGGCAAAGCAGAGAAAGCGTTGCGCAAGGCTGGGATGTGGCGGTTGACGCCGGAGGAAAAGATGCGAAACGCTCTAGATCGTATCTCCGACATTGCCGATGATATTGAGGACGCGTCAACTGATATGGAATACGCGGTAAAAGAAGCACTACACGCCATGGAGGGCAACAAGTGAAACTGACCATCGAACAAAAAACCCTTTCCGCCGCGATTGACAAGATCGCCGGAATTGTGGAAAAGCGAAACACTATCCCTATCCTGTCCAACGTCCTGATTGAGACGGGCGGGCCTAACTCGGCAATCATCCGCGCGACTGACCTTGACATTGAGGCAACCACTATGGTTGAGTGTCAAGTCGAGATGCAAGGCGCTTGCACCGTTCAAGCTGATCTGCTTTCCGGCATTGTCAAGAAGTTCAAGAAAGGCCCTCTGATCGCATTTGACGCGACCGGCAAGACGGCTACCATCTCGCAGGGTCAAGCCAAGTTTGACCTTGGCATGTTGCCAGCCGAGGACTTCCCGCGACTTGCTGGCGACAAGTATGAGGCGGAATTCACGATCCAGGCCAGTGAGGCATCGCGTCTGCTAGGCAAGACGGCCTTTGCTATGTCAGCCGAGGAAACTCGTTACTATCTGAACGGCGTTTACCTGCACCAGAGCGATGACGGCATTACGGCGGTATCGACTGATGGCCACAAGCTGGCAAAGGCTTGGGTTAAGTCAGACGCGCAGTTTACGGGCGTAATCGTCCCTCGCAAGACTGTTGTTGAAGTGCGCAAGGTGTTTGGTATTGGCGACGTTCGGATTGCCGTTAGCCCGACGAAAATCCGGTTTGATTGCGGTGATACGGCGATTGTGTCCAAGGTTGTTGATGGCACGTTCCCCGACTATACGCGGGTTATTCCCAAGGCTAACCCTGACAGCTTCCGAGTTGATGCCAAGGAATTTGCGGCGGCCACTTCGCTTGTTGCGATGGTGAGCGATGACCGCAACGTCAAGGGCGTCAAGATCGCCATTGGTTCCGATGGGCTGCACCTGTCGGTCATGGGTTCCATCAACAGCGCAGAGGATGCCGTGCCCGCTATCGTGACTGGTGGCAGTGCTACGATCAACTTCAACGCCAATTACCTTGCATCGGTCATGGCGCAGGCTGACGGCGGGGATATTGACTTCGCCTATGACGCGGCTAACCCGATGGCCCCGGCGCTTGTGACTGTGACGGATGATCCTGCGTTTCTGGCGGTTGTTATGCCGCTGAGGGGGTAAATCATGGCATTGCGCAAGGACGGCCCGAACATTAAGCCTCATGCAGACAAGTTCAAATGGGAAGTCGGCAAAAGGTATGAGTGCATCATGTAGGCATCACCAGCATATCAAGTTGGCGATATCTATGAGTGCGGATATGATGACAAAGGCAATATGTGCCTGACTGGACGCGACGGGCTGACTGACATTTGCCACATGCTAGTTAGCTCTTTTAGGATTGCAGACACAAACCCTCGGACAACCCTGCATCTTGTCCGATGATCTGTAACAATTCGTTACCTGCGCCGCGTGAGATTGTTCTTGCGCGGCGTGTTTCCTTGTGCGATAGATAGTGCATGGAAACGCTAGATGGAGTTAGCGAGATGGATAACCAGATTGTGGCGCTCGTGATGATGAAGGAAATCGAAACCCTTGAGGGCTACATGAAGTCCAAGGATCACGAAGATAACTACGATTACTACAAGGGCATGGTGCAGGCCTACAGAAACGCCATCAAGACGATCTGCCCCAGCGTTAAGGGGTTCGAGACTGGCGGTGATCTTCTGTGGGATATGCGCTGATACAAGAAACCCCGCCTAGCGCGGGGTTCCTTCTTTCTGGCGCTTGGCAATCTCGCGCTCGATATACCAGACAGCTTTGCGTAAATCCTCGATTGCGTCGTTTTTCAGATCAGCCCGCCAGATGTATTTGACCGCGTTTCCAAGGCAAAACCCCATGTGTTCCGTCACTTGGATACACTCCACGCCGCTAGGGTGCGCGGTATAGTGCGGCGGATGGTTTACGGGGTCAATCTCTCGATATCCGTTAGTAGTCGATACATCAATTCCCACGCCTAACCCCCTCAATACCATGCAGGATCAATCCATCCTTAGCGCAAAACGTCATGGCCTGCAAAGCGCGCCTAGACCCGAACCGCGAGCCGTATTCATCCGGCTGGCAGAAGGCGCGCAGTGACCACCACTTGACGCCAGGGAAGTCCTTGACGCTATCGTGGTGAATATGGCCTGTCAAGATGTGCCTGTCGCGCGTAAGGGACCATTCTGGGCAGGTATCGGCCAGATACATCGCCAGATCACGCGGGCCGCTTTTGTCGCCATGGTGCGATGCAATCAAGCTGCGCCCGTGCCTGATCCAAAACATATCCCGCGCTGCATCCTCGATAGTCACCATCTCGGAAAGCCGATAACGCGCGGTCAGGGCGAAGTGAAGGATGAAGTGCGCATGGGGGTCATGGTTGCCCCTAAGGACGCGCACAGTCACCCTAGAGTGCCGTTCGGATAGCCCGTCAATCACATTGCAGATGGCATGGATTGCGACCTCTGCAACCTTGTAAAGCCGCCCGTCCGTATCGACTACATGCTTTCTAGATTGCGTGTGACCCTCGTTATCATCGGCGTGAAGGGTATCGCCGCCAAGGATTAGAACGGCATGGTCGGACTTGGGAGTGCGCGACCAGAGGCGCTCAAACGCGGTCAGAACGTCATTCCGCGCGTGGTCTAGGTCATAGTCATCGCCGCCGGTTTCGCGCCCCCATGCCCGCATCCCAAAGTGCGCGTCCATGAGCGGATACACCGTCATTAGCCCGTCATTCGTCGCGGCGATTGGATTAGGTCGGTATGCAGGAACGTCCCGCATAGCCTCTGCAATCTCGACCAGCAGGTCACTAGCGGGCGCATCTTGGGGCGTCCGATAGTAGACCGAATGGCTATCCGTCTTAACCCAAAAGCTATGCGGGATAGCGTTAGACCCTGCCACGGTTGCAGCTTGTCTAGCGGCAGGATCGGCATCGGCCCACTTCTTAGCGCGGCGCAGGAGCGACTTGACGGCGGTTTCCGACTTACCCATAGCGCGGGCGATTTGTGCCCGCGTATGGCCTTCCCTGCGAAGGTCAGCGGCGGTTTGCTGATCTGGGGTCAACCTTGCACCCCGCGCGCATATTCCTCAAAGTTTTCGCCCATGACAATAATGCAGGAAAGCCCGGTTGCCGTGCGATAGAAGATCACAAACCCTCCGTCCGGCTTTACCCAAGTCTCGATTGTATCAACGCCGGTTGTGCCGATACTTTCGCGCTGATAGCCTTGTTCAGCAAGCGCCATGTATCCGCTAGGCGTGTCGATGCATTGTTGCGCGGAAACGGGCGCAGCGGCGCACCCGGCTAGGACAGCGGCAACCGCCACATGCTTAAACATCATTCCCTCCAATACCAGTCATAGCTGGCCTGACAATGGCGCTTGCCGAAAACCCAAACCCATGCGCGCCAGAACCATGAGTTATCCTTGTGTTGCCATGCCCTAGAGCATAGCGATTGCGACACGTCTTTGTATAGCAGATCGTGAATGATCCGCGATATATTCCAGATGCTCATGTGCGACACCCTCGAAACTGGCCGGATGCTTTATGCCGTCAATAGGCGGGAGGGACACCTAGAAGCAAGCGCGCACCGGAAAGCGCAGGGATACAATGGCATAGAAAAAACCCCGGCGCAAACCGGGGTTAGGGTTAGAACACAAGACGGCCAGAAAGTCCCTTCGTTACATGGTGCGTCATAATCATTGACGGGGTATAGCGAACAGGAAACAAAGCCGCCGTTCCGTTCTCTGCCTCAAAAATCCAACCGCCGCAGCAAGTCTTTTCTTTGTATGTGCGCGCGTCAGATACTTCATCAAAGTAGCGGATCATTTCCATCTCAGTCACTCCCGTTTGCGTTTCCATGCATTATCTATGCCATACCGCAACCGGCATTGCAAGCGGAAAACCGAACGTCATGCGGAAAAAGATTGGGCGCTTTAACCCGCTGTAACCCTCGCGGCGATCAACCCGCGTGACCCTGTAGACATTCAGGTGTATCGGTGCGCATGGCTAGGCCAGAGGCGGATGGGTTCATTTGGCGCAACCGGGCGAGGATGCTTTGCACTGTCGCCCGGCGCTACATTTGCCCGCTTGACGTTGCGGGCGGATTTGGCCAGCCCTACGGAAACCGCTACGCAGCCCCCGTTATCTTAGCTGCGACCGACTGGCAGCGCGCAGAGCAACCTAGCTGCTAAAGGCCATAACCGCGCTAGGTGGCAGTGCATGGCGACAAGTTGAGACGCGCTAGATGTCACAGACTAGACTGCGCACAGGTTGCGATCCTGCACAGGATGCCGCGTCTCAGGAGGTGTTGCATCACCGTGGCCTCTACACTAGGGTCTTATTGACGTTGCCTAGCGACCGTATCTTTGCAACACCACCAGAAAGCGGTTGTAATTGGCAGGACTCGAACCTGCAATAGTCGTCACGCCTATATTTGCCCGTGATTTCTCAAGCTGCAAGGCTGACACTGCGTTACCGTTTTCGCCACAATTACACTTTATGGTGCCGGAGGACGGATTTGAACCGCCAACCTTCGCGTTACAAGGGCGCTGCACTGCCGTTGTGCTACACCGGCACATTTACGCGTTACAGACGCGCCCCTGTCTTATCAACCGCCAGCAAAAGCGTTGACGGCGATAACCAGAATGATAAACACCGTTTCAAACATCGTCAATCCCTCCTTTTCTAGATGACACGGCACAGATACACCATGCCGCTATACGTGTCAAGCCCCCTCTGGCAACAAAAAGTCATAACCTGGGCAAGCGTTCATAAAGTCAGCATACCCGATCTGGATTTCCTCTTGCGTCTCGATAGTGTCCTCTTTCGACCGCGTGGGCAGGCTATAGCCCCAAGCGGTGCAAAGCGCGTCCTCAGTCGCGGTAGCCTGCGTCATCAAGTTCCCGCACCCTGTCAGCCCGATTGCGGCCAACACGATCACGAATCTCAGCGGCGTTTTCATAGTCATCCTCCATGGCGTCTTGCCTTGCGTTACTCGCGCCCTTGACGCGACCCCGCCAATATGCCACGAACGCCCCGATGATTGCAAGAGCAAATCCGCCAAGGACTGCCGCAAGCGCGTCAATCCCGAGTAGACTAAGCATCGCCGCCCCCTTGGTCAATCAATCGACCTGCAACGCCTAGAGCGGTCAATACAACCGCCGCAATGGCCAACCAGTCGGCAGGCACTGCCCCGCGCATATCATCTGGCACGGCCAGCCATGCACCCGCTACAGCGCCCTGCAACGCCATAGCCTGCACGGAAAACCACCGCCACGATTGCCGCCAATTCTTTACGGGTTTCATTTGCGCACCCCCACAATCCGCAAAAGCCAACCAAGGAAACTATCCTTGACCGGCGCGCGGTTGTTAAAGTCGTCAAGTTGATGCACTACGTTTTCAATGTGGACCGGTGCCTTAGTCACCACCACGTTACGCCCAGCCCCGTCCAGCGCATCAAGCCATTTCTGCGCGTTCTCAGCATACTGCGCCGCCTGCGCTTGGCCGTTTACGATCTTACGCGCGCCGACAAAATCAAACCCGCCCGGCACGTCAAAGTCTGCCAGTTTCTTGCCGGTAAACAAGCCCCTAATCATACCGTCAAACAAAACTTGCGCGGCATATACCGGGGTGACGGATACCGAACTTTCCGCACTTACCCCAAACTTGCGGAAGTTATCGCGCCCAGTGATCTGCACAAGCCCCCACCCGCGATAGGTCCATCCATCACCGCTTGCCTCATCGCCATTACCAAGGATCGAATGATAAACCAGATTGGCCAGCCTCTTAGGTTGCCGCGCGTATTCCGAGAAACGCCCGTCTAGTCGATCACGCCACCGCCGATAGTTAGGATCAGCCGCCATTTGCCGCAACCGTTCCTCGGAGTAATTCATATTCTCGCGGCGCGAATAGTCCAGCCCGCTTTCGCCCTGCGCCGTCGCAAGGATGTATGCCAGCCATTCATTGCTGATCTTTTGCGCGTCGGCAATGTCAAGGATAGCTTCGATGCTATCAACCTGTTTCTGTGAAAGTCGCCCGCCCATGATAGCGCGCGCCGTGATGTAGAAAGTCGTCTTATCCATGGTGCCTCCTATGATACCGCTTAGATACCACACGCGCGGCAATGCGTCAATTCAATCCTAACGCCCTAGCGACCATCGCGGCAGTGTCCAGTGTCCAATTCACCACCTCGGATGCCAGCAAGCCAATAACAAGTGCAGCCGGAATAAGTTTGCTCATTGGCCATGCCCACCGATTGCGGCGATAATCGCCCTGCCACGTTCGCTCGTCAAGAAAATCACAATCGCCACCGCGCCTAGAAACCAACGCGCCTTGTTGACTAAATACGCTATTGGCCCAAATACCGGGTAAATCTCGTCCATCCGAGAAATAGCCCGCCTGACTTCCTGCCTCTCTTCCTTGGTTAAGGCATCGTCTTTGATATTGTCCAAGTCGCTCATTCATCACTGGCCTTTTTGTGTTTCACGCGCCGCCATGCCGCTATGATAACCGGAATGGCGATAACGTCTAGCAATACCCCCCAAAGAATAGCTTCCACTACCAATTCCATCCGTTTTCCCGATTGCCAGCCAAAGAACGGCGGCTAACCAAAGCAAGTCCGAAACAACGAACGGCGGGGATAGGAAAGCCATTTCTGCGCCGGTTAGCCGCGCCCAAAGATAGCACAACCCAGAGGCGACAATCAAACCGCCAGACAGAACCCGGCGATAAAAGAAGGCCACAACATAGCCGATAGTAAACCAGATGAAAGCGCGGATCAGTAGATCAATCTCGACTGGAACCGCGCCCATAAACCGCATGGCCACAAGACCGGCAAGGCTAAGAATGGCCGGGCGCGGATCACGTCCCCACGTCGCGGCGATAACCGCAAGGTTGACAATGATCCAAGCAGGCCAGATCACTTATCGCCCGCCATAGCGCTAACACCATCAATAACGACCGTCCGGCCTTGCGCCATGGCGGTGCAGTAGGTAGCGGCAAGCCCCCATGCCTTTGCGGATGCAGCGAAGTTTTTTTGCCTACAGAGGTATTCCGCCGCCTCAATACACTCATGCACCATGCGGCGAGTGTCTTTCGTGCCACGGTCAAGTTGTTTTTGCAGGTCTTTCATTACCAGACAGTCCTTCCTTGGATTGCGTAAAGGTCAACAAATGCCCCACCGCCGGGGTCAGTTAGGTTAAATCGCACGGCATTACATCCGGAAAGCGGAACAAAGTCGCCGGTGTTCACTGCGCCGGTAGCCGTAATCGTGTCCCCAGTCTGCAAGTCAATATACTTGGGGGCGCTCAACCCTTGGAACGCGCCCCACGTCACGCCGCCGTCATTCGATAGCGATATCTGCGAAAGTCCGCTTGTCGCCTCAACTTTAAGCCATCGTGTGTTTGACAAGTCAACCGCCGAATACGTTGCCGGTGTTCCCGTCCTGAACCCAAGCCAATACCCCGGCCCAAACGCCGCGCCAGACGCCTTAGGTGCGCTTTCTGCACCATCTGCAATGGCGATAGGGTTATCCCGCAACTGCCCCATGAGAAGCGCCGTAACTGGCGCGTCCGGTTCAATTTGCGTGTCGGTAATGGCAACGTAATCTGTCATCAGATCATCCTATAAGGGCCAGTGCCGTCGCTAAATTCCAGAGTATCGCCCACTAGATAGCACCCCCTCGCCCTTTGCGCCGCGTTTGACAGTGTGTAGGTCGGCCTGTCATTTTCGGTCACAAATCCATACCGTTGATCGAATTGAAACCGTTGCAAAGTCAAGGCGACACTATGCGACGGATGTTTATCCTCTCGCATGATAACTTGCGCTAGGACCGGCTGCAAATCCCCGTCCGGGTTTTGTGTGACACGGCTTTCAATCCGCGCGACTTCAACCACTCCCATATCGTCGTTAATATCGACTTCAAGGTAATACCGCTTTGGCGTATCCTTGAAACGGTTTAGCAGGCGCAGCGAAAGCAACCTGACAAGGCTATCATTGCCGTAATTCAACCATCGGCAATAGATTTCCTTGATCCTAGTATCCCCATACGATTGCGGCAGTTTGCTAGTCGCGTCAATCGTGTATCGAGTGCGCAGGAAGTTATCCTTCCCGACGCCGCGCGATGGATCAATCTGGACCGTCTTGAATATCACTTCCGTCTTGCGCTCATCCTGCATATCCTCTTGCCGGATTTCGCGGATGTTGTTCCGATCAGTCAGAACGCGCGTTGTTTCGGTATCAACCGGGCGGTTGACTTGCATCTTGACTTTCTGCGCGACTTCATCCCACCAGACAGTTACGCCCAAGTCGGCCAATTCCCCGATTAGCGAAGTGACACCTTCCGGCTTCATGATGTCAGTCGATAGCACCAGAGAGGGCGCCCATCGATCAACCTCTGCCGCCCAGTCCTCAACCGGCAAAAAGTCGTCGCTAACTCCTGCACTCGAAAGCAGATCATACAGAACAAAGTCAATCCGCCGCCGCCGTGGTGAATAGGTGACTTGGAATGTGTCGTTTACGTTGTGCCCCGTGATGCCAGTCCGGTTCACGCCACGTTGCGTTAGCGTGATCGTGTCCGCCGTGCGAGTGAACGCGACAAGTTCTGAGCCGATAGCCGCAAAACCCGATGCCGGATATTCCGCATTACCGATGCCCGCTGGTGTTAGATCAAACGTCACATCCGACGCGGTGATGTTCCGGTTTAGCTGGCCTTGGTTTGGCTTGGGAACGACTGCCCGGTCATTCGATGCCAGCGCAAGAATATCCTTGCCTTCAATCGTCACATTTCCATCAGCATCAGGCCCGACAATTTCCGTAATCACGAAATGCCGCGTTGACGTGACGGTCAAAACCCCGCCGTCAACATATCCGGTAATCTCGCGCATAGGGCGCCCGGCATAGTTAGGATTGCGCGCCTTTAGCTTACCAAAATGCGACCCTCTATCCATCGGATTATATCCGATGCCAGACGCCAAAGCAGCGCCCGTAACACGCTCTCTAGCATATTTGTCCACCCCTCTGTCATGGTGCGGCGCGTCAATAAAGGTGGCGCTGATCGTGCCCCGCTGGCCTAGACTGTCTAGCCGAGGATCAGCCCCCGCGATGTTAGCCTTGCTTGACCGGCTGGACGTTTGCACCAGATAAGGGAAATACAGGCCGCCCTTGGGATACCGCGCCATCGGCTGGATGTAGCGGTATGTTTTGACATCGCGCGCAAAGTTGGCGCCGTCCTGACAAGTTGGGAATGTGTTGAAGCACTTAGCCTGGCCGGTCTCGCCAAGGATTGCCGCGCAAGGCGACGTGCCATAGGTCAGGTTACAATAGTCAAGATCAATCTCGACAATCTTAATCGGTTCACGCATTAACGTAAACCTCAACGTCCATTTGAACAGGCATCAATTCGCCGCCCTCCTGATACGACGTTTGCAATTCCCCGCCCCTTTCCGGCCTGCGACAAAACCCAATGTCATCGGGGTAATGCACTGGCGAACCGGCAAAGAAGAAAGCCCGGCCTTCGTTGTAATGCGTCTCAAATGCGCGCAAGTCGGTATCCACGAAAGCCGCGTCCATAAGGCCAAAGTTGATTGTCGTGGTTGCGGTCAATCGGTTGATCCGAGTTGGCAGGAAATGCCCGCCCAGCGTCTTGCCCGCCATCAACTCGTATTTCTTGCTATGCGCAATGCCGACATGCCCCGACAAGACGCCGGTCGGAATAATCAAGCGCCGCCCTAGCCGGATGATCCCGATAGGCGCAGGACCGCTAGTCACGCGCACCCGCCAATACCGCGCTTTTGTCAAGGGAAAAAGCCCCAAGATCGCGGTTTCATTAGCTGGCGTGACAGTGCATCGTGTTACCCAAGTCGTTCCGTTGTCACTCGACTGCACGGATACAACCGCCGTGTTAGTGGCGAGTGCGTGGGCATCAATCCCCACGGTATCGCACCATTCCGCCGCGCCAAGGTCAACCGAGATATTGGCATCGGCATTAGTGGCAAGCCAAACGTCAAACGTGCTATCCTCGAAAGCGTTTTCGCCCGCGTTAGTATCGGTATCGCTGGAAATAGTCACCGTTCCGCGCGAAAACACGTTGTCATAAAGCAAGCATGGCTTTGCGAAGTCGGTTGATCCGGGTTCAATTCTCACGGTCATGATACAAACACCGGCCTAGCCCCGTTCTTAGTTTGCGTGTAAAGCTGGTTCAGGACACCTTCAATCATATCCTTGGCCCAATCTGGCCCTTGCACGTCAATCAATACCCTCTGATCGGGCGCAGTAGACGCCATGCCGGAAGCGGAGGAAGGCCCTGACGCCTTGTTGCCGCCTTTGATCGCGTTGACCAGCCCGAAGCCGCTGGCAAGGACTTTAGCAACCGCCGCGAACTTTGCAAAGAACGGAACGCTAGGATCCGCCAATGCCTGCGATGCCGCCGTGTAAGCGTTGATCAGCGCCGACGCCGCCGCAAAGCTACGCTGCACCCGCAACAAGCTTTCATAGCCGCCGCCCGCGAGAGTGTTCAACTCGCCAAACAGGGTTGCAGCCTGATCAAGCTGCGATTGACCGCCTTCCTCTCTAATGCCCGCCAGCCGCCGCTGATACTCAACCTCGACGTCTAGCAAAGCCTCCCTATGGCCTTGTTCGCCAAGGATTTCCATCGCGCGACGGTCGGCAAGGATCGCTTGGCTTTCCGCATACCAAGCGTCGATTGTTTCGCGCTCTGTCATCAGACTATCGCGCAAGGCTTCAATCTGCGCAATCATCGGATCAGCGCCACCGCCTCCGTTGCCACCATCTAGACCCGGCCTAGACACCGGACTATCAGGCGCATCGGCGCGCGATTGATAGTAAGCCTGATAGCCGAGGAACATTTGATATTGGCTATCAGGAATACGGCTTGCGCTTTCTAGCGTTTCAAGAACAAGGTCGCGCAAGATACGCGCTTGGGAAATTGCGTGACTAAACCAGCCGGGCCGCGCGCTTTCATTCCGCAACCGCATCACTGCATCAAGCGACTGAACCACGCGGTCAAAGAATTGCCGCTGTTCGCTAGTCATATTCTCAATGCCGCCGGTCGCTGAGATGATCAGGTCTCGGACGCGAGTGTATGCAGTGATAGCGCCTTCAACGTCAGTTGCCTGCGATGCTTCACGGAGTGACGCGGCGATTTGTTGCGCATCGCCCGCAAAGCTGTCTGAAAAATCAGACATACCGCGCGCAACACCGCCAAGCAACTCGACAATACCGCTTTCAAGCGTTCCGAAGTAACCGTCAAGGTCACTCATCAGAAGCTCAACCGGCGCCCCGATTTCCGCTAGTGCATTGCGCTGCGCCACATCGTCTAGCAGCCGTATGTGTTCGCGGATCGCTTCATTCTGCGCCCCATAAACGTCAACCATCGCTTGCCCGGCGCCTTCGCCGTAGAACTGCGAGATTTCCGAGACGCGGGAAATAGCCTCCTCTAGACTGTCAAGCGCATCCTCAAATGTTGCAGCGCTATCCCCCGCCGACATTGCCGACATAGCCCATTGGATCAGCGCCGCACCGCCCGCAATGATACCGATGGTTAGCAAGTTGGCTGGCGAGATAACCGACATGAAAGCAGCGCCAAGCGCCCTAACACGGTTTGCGCCACTGCCCATGCGGTCAAGCTCTTGGTTAACCTGCGTCCCTTGTTGCAGCGCCAGCATAAGCGGAGACTGCCCAGCCGCCAGCATCATGCCGATATCGTTAAATTGGGCCGCCAAGTTGCCGACATTCGCGCCACCCGTGCGCATAGCGGCGGACATGGTATCAACCTGCCCAGCGGCGGTAACCATGCGCTGTCCGGTAGTCTGCGCGGCATCGCCAACGGCGTTGATTTGCGCTGTAGTGCTAACCGCCTGATCGCCAGCCTTATCAGCAGCAGCCGCCATTTGATCAAGGCGAGTAGTCGCAACCTTGATTTGATCGCTGTCAATCGCATAACCAAGGCTGGCAATGTCTGTCATTTCTTGCGGGCCTGTTTCATTTTCCAGCGTTCATTCTTGGCGATTTGATCCGCAAGCGCCCCCCGCAAAGCGTAATCGGTTTCATAGATTATAGCCCGCTCTGCACGGGTTAGCAAAGCGCCTTGGCACCCCATATAATCCCGCACAAGCCCCGGAGTGATAGGGTCCGACAATTCCGGCAGATATCGCTTAAGCGCCCAGAAGTCGGCCAGCAGATACCGCATATCGGGCGAAGGCTGATAATCTGGCACGTCCTTGCCCGCGCGTTCCATAGCCTCGCGCGTTGTCAGATATTCGCCGGTATCGTGATCTGCAACGTAGCGCGGGTTAGTCGTTTCATACTTAACCCAATCCTTGGCGTAACTGACAAAGCTATCAGTTACGCTTTCGGAAAAACCTGGATCGACTGCACCCCGGCTTGCACCTTGGCTTTGATCCACGGCACATCAAGAACGCGCTTGACATTCTCACGGGTCAATTCAGGATCAACGCCTAGGTCGCCAAACTCATGCCCATTCCATTGCCAAGACACAATACACGGCGCGAGTGCTTCACTGTCGGGATTAATGGCGTCAAGCATCATCATGCCAACGTCCTCATCCGACAGTGCAACATCGGCCTTGCGGGATACTCGCGCACCCATGGACTTAGCTTGCCTGCGCTTAAGGATAGCGGCAGTCTCAGGGTTATCAAGCGACCGGACGTTAAACACCACATCGCCTTGTTCGGCATCGTGGTGAATAACAACCGGCACAGTCGCGTCATAGTCAACAAGTTTGAAGATGTCAGCCATAAGCCCTCCTATGGACTGTTAGCGTTGCAAGCTGTGGCCGATTACGATCCCTTACGGGTCAACCGTGACCGGCTCTTGGTTGATCACAAACGGGAACGTCTGGTTGTCAAACGCTTCACCTTCGCCGCCTTCAAAAGAAGCACGGCCCACAAGCGCGCGAGTGTATCGGATCACGCCGCTTGCACTGGTGAGGCGGAAAGCGTGGTTAGTCTTAAGCGCCGATGCAGTGCGCAAGGCATCTTGCCCGGCATCAGCAGGCGCATACCCCACGACAAGGCTGGACGACTGCCCGCGACGGAAGCCCTTGGAGTGCTGCGAAAGACCGCCCGCGATGTAGTCTTGCGCAACCATATTCTCATCAACCCCGAAGCTAGGCAGGGTAACGATAAAGTTGATGGGAACCCAAGTCAGCCCCGCAAAGCCCGCCGCGTCAAGGTCGGTTGCCTGCGGGGTAGCGCAGATGGCAAGAGTGCTGTCAATCTTTGTGACGGTCATGTGTCCAGTCCTGTGAAAATACCTGTTGACATTGTATAGCGTGGCGTGGTATGCGGCAAATCAGGCACAAACAGAGGAGATGCCGCGATGTATAAGGTTGGCGATAAGGTGCGGATTTTGCACACGGATTATCAAGGTGAGGGGCTTGATGTGGGGACGGTGCATAAAGTCATTTGGTCCCCTGAAGACGCCGTTGAACTCGGCGGAACGATGAATGAAAGCCTCTATTTTTACAACAGCGAAGTCGAACCCTACACCGAACACTCTGACCATTGGAAAGACATTGCCGATGCCTTGCGCGCGGGTATCGAGTTGGCGATTGAAAACGCCGACTATGACCGCGCGATTGAACTGGGCTGGAAACTGGACAGTCTGCCTAGCCAGTAACTTCCCAATACACATGCACGGGAATACGGATATGCGCATCATCCCTGCGACCGGCGCCAATCGGTTGCGGGGACTTGCGCATCTTTAGCGTCACGCCGTCATAAGTTACCGGTGTCCCCTTGGCGAAACGGTCACAAATCCGCTGCACAAGCCCCATGCGTTGCGTGTAATCATAGCCTGACAATGGCGTCATTACCGTCACGACAAACTCGCCCGCGATGTAATCCGCGCCTTGCCCGACATGGATACGGGGATTTTCAAACCGCACGTCATCGACTAGCAGGAACACCGCGCCCGCATCGGTCGGGTATACTTCATCAGGTTCAACGATAGTCGGCACAGATGCCATACCCTGCAATCGGGTCAAGAGCGCCAGGTAAATCTTGGGATTGATGTTTGGTATTGACATGGGGGATAGTATAGGCTAAGAGGGTCAGGAAGGCAAAAAGGAGAGGAAAGAATGGCTAACCTTTACATCATCCGTGGCGTCCCCGGCAGCGGAAAGACGACGCTTGCGGAAAAGATGATTGAAAGCGGCATGATTGATGAATACTTTGAGGCCGATATGTGGATGATTGATGATCGCGGGGATTACTGCTTTAACCCGCGCCGCTTGTCCGACTGCCACGATGAGTGTTTCATCGCTACCTTCAAGTCGCTTTGGGATGGCAACGACGTTGCCGTTTCCAACACGTTCACGCGCCACTGGGAGATGCAGAAATACATTGATCGCGCCAAGGCAAACGGTCACACTGTTACTGTGATTGTCTGTCAGGGCAACTTTAACAATATTCACGGCGTTCCTGATGATAAGGTTGCCGAGATGCGGCGGCGGTTTGAATACTAATCGCCCCCAACTTCCCTAGCAGCCCGCGCGACATATTCACTCCACTTCGCCGCGTTTTGCTCTAGGAAAAACCGCCCGGCTTGGTTATACTGCCTGCCCAGCTTGTCAGTGCCGGTAAACCCCCAATTCAGGCGCGGCAGGTATGCAGCTTGCCCGCCTATGTAAACCGTCTTTCCTAACTCGATATTGGCGATTTCCAAAGTCACATCAGGCGCGGCGGTAAACTCAACATCGGGCCGAATGACTGGCATCGCAACTGTTGACAGTGCCCACGATCTGCGCGCGTTGCCGGTGAGCACGGGGGTTAGAGCAATCAGGCCGTCATACAGATGCCGCACGGCTTGCCGATGCACCATCGCGCTGTTGCGTTGCGCCTTGGCGGTCCAGTTTTTGACTTGGGCGGAAAAGCTAGACATGGTGCAATTATACGCGAAAAGGCGTTGACAGGCTAGGCGGGGTATGATACCGACTAGACATACATGGCAATGATGCTAGATGCTCAAAACACTTGACCTATTCGCGGGCGCTGGAGGGTTCACCATTGCAGGTGAACTCGCTGGCGGTTTTCAGACTGTCGCGTTTTGCGAGATTGACAAATACGCGCAAAAGGTGCTAGCCAAAAAATGGCCTGGCATCCCTATTTTCCCAGATGTTACCAAGCTGAAAGGCGCAGACGTTGGAGCAGTTGACGTTATCACTGGAGGGTTTCCCTGCCAAGACCTCAGCAGCGCAGGTCGCGGCGCTGGCATTGGAGAAGGCACTAGATCAGGTCTATTCCGGGAAATGCTTCGCATCGCTTCCGAAATACGGCAAATCCAAAGACGACTTCCATATATCGTCTTTGAAAACGTCCCTAGGCTTCTCAGCGGACCTGCGGAAAATCCAGGCCAATGGTTTGGCGAATTTCTCTGGTCATTGGCCCAAGTCGGGTATGATGCGGAGTGGGTATGTCTATCCGCTGCCGCAATCGGCGCACCTCACAAACGGGAACGGGTCTGCATTGTTGCCTACTCCGAGGAAAACGGACCCAAAACCAAGGGATGCAGAAAGCGCAAACAAGTCTTTGGAGAGGGGTTTCAGGCCGACTTTGGCGCAGTATATAGCCAGATCTCTATTGCCGACTCCGAGGAAATGCAGCGCAATGGCCGCGTCCTTGACGGAAAAAACGGCATTGCACAGGTTCCCAAATCTGGAAGTTGTTATAGCCAGATCGCTACTACCAACTCCGCAGAAGTCAGACAATCGGGACAGGGGGTGTATGATACACGCATCAGTAGCGCGGCGGGCGGAAAATGGGAAGCAACTTATGCTTTCACAGGTGGCATCGGAACAATCTGGGAAACTGAACCCGGAGTGGGTAGAGTGGCTTATGGGATACCCAATCAATCACACCGCCTTGGACTAATGGGTAACGCAATTGTGCCGCAAGTCTTTGCGCCGGTTATGGCCGCAGTCCGCGACCATTACACCGCCAGCATAGACCAATCAACATTAATCGTGTAAGTGCATCGGCAATTCACAATTTCATCAACCGGCGCGTTAGGATCAAGCGGATACCGCATAGGCACTCCACCGACTAGGAACGGAGTGTCTAGCCCGCGCACTTCCTGTTGATGCATTGCAACATGGGTTGGCCTCTCACGCCCATTAGCAGCAGGTCCGCCGTGAAACCACTTCTTGACAACCGCACGGTCAGGGATGCCGTTTTTCTGTTGATACTGCCGCCATGTATCATGCCGCGCCGTTTCAACCGCCATGCCAGTTTCTGATCTGGCAATACCCTCTGCCCTAAGTTGCAATAGGCGGTCACTGTAGCGCGACACCATGCGGTCAATCTGTGCCGTGGTGAGCGGGCGTCCCGTCTCGATTGCCTTCATGATAGCCCGGTCAAAGCGGCGGTCACGGCGGGTCATCTGCAAGGCCCTAGCAGGGTCGTTTGTCAGATACTCGCGCATGTTGACCACCCATTGCGCCTGCGGTTGCGATAGCCCCACAATGCCGCCAGAACGCGCGCCAGAAGGCCCTACGCGCCCCACGATGTCTAGCGCGATGGAGTTAGGATGTCTACCCTGCGCATAGCCTGCGTTGATCACAATGCGCACGGCTTCAATCTGATCCTGCACAACGCGCGTGATCCGACTAGACGACACATTGCGCAGGTATGCCTCAGCTTCCGGGTTAGTCACGTCAAACCGATGCACCACGCGCGATAGGTCAAACGCCCGCCAGACGCGCCCCGCCGCGATGATAGCCCCGGCTTGCGTGTAGGTATTGGCAATCTCAGCGGCGAAGACTTGATAGGCCGCGCTTTCAAGGTTCAGCGCCTCGATAGCCGCTTGAATGTCCCCACGTCGCAAGGCATCACGCAGCTTTGTTAGCTGTGTCCTGCTTGTAATGTCCTGAATAGCCGCCAGAAACGCCCGCCGCACTGCCGCGTCTTGTTTGCGCAGTAAGTCTTCGATCTGGCGGTTTAGGCTGGCGTCTTGCCAGTTGACATAGATCACCGCACCACAACCTTAGTCACAACCGGATCACCAGCCGCCAGCTTAGGCATCTTGCGCACGATCAGCACCACGGCGCCGTCAATCCGCATCTTGTCGCCAACGTCAACATCGCCTTGCATGATCACCATTCGGTCACTTGCCACAATCGCCCCGCCGTCAACCATATAGGCCGGAACCCCCGTCACCACCGCGTCAACCTCTTCCCATGTGTCAGTCACGGTCGGCGCGTCCCAAGGATTAGCGCCCGCCGTGGTTGACGTTGTGCCGATCTCGACTGTCCCGGTTTTGTATTTGCCAAGCAGTCTAGCGGCGGTTGAGGTTAGGTTTGTGTAGAGGGTCAAATCACCACCATCGCCGTTTGCCGAACCTGCGCACCGCCCGCGACAAGGAAACACCTGATCCGGCGCATTGCGGCTTCAACCAGAACCTGCGCGTTATCAGTGCTGGCCGATAGGCGCGACGTGTCATATGCCACCTCGATAACGTCAACCTTTTCGCGCTGCACGATGCTGTCCCGCAACGATCCTTGCGGCGACAGGATGCCAGGCGATTGATGTTCCGCCCGTGCAAGCTCATGCTGGGCGATGATCACTTCGCTAGGAATGGCGTTACTTGCAATAGCATTGCCCTCACAATCCGACACGCCAGAACGCGGCCACGCAAGCGACTGCGCCCGGCCATTAGTCCGAGTGCCCTTCCATCGCAGGCCGTCCAGATAGGCCGTAGCGCGGCGGATAGAGGCTTCCTTGTCTGCCGTGCTGCCGGGTAGTGCATGGCCGTAATACGCCACCGCATAGGCCGTGCAAGCGGTAACATCCGCATAGCAATCAGCGCCTGCCACGCCCGTTCCATCCTCGACAATCAGCGCCATGCAATTCCCCTTGGTTTCCTGCGATAGTATCAAAAAACCT